AGTTTTTGAAAAATTTCAAAATCAACGTCAATTTATTTTCGATAACTACTATGTACAAACAAACAAAAAATTGTCTTGTCCTAGAATACCATGGGATGAAATACCACTTAAAGACGAAGAAGATATCCATGATGAAAAAGGAATGGAGTAAAAATAGTGGGGTCAAATAACAAACACTCTTTTAATACTAGTATAATTAAAAATGGAATGATTGTCATCAGAAGAAAAGATGGAACATACAAGGCAGCCTTTGATAGAAAAACTGGGCAATCAATAAAAATAGACAAGTATGGTAATAAGGCATAGTAATGCCAGCATACGACTATAGATGTAGTAAATGTGAAAAACCTTTTACATTTGCTAGATCAATCAAAGATGATGATCCAGGATACTCATGTGATACTTGCAATCTGGCATTAGAAAGAGTATACTATAGTGTAGGGGTTACTTTTAATGGTAGTGGCTTCTATAAAACTGACAACAGAAAGCGGTAGTATACTATGTTTATGACAGATGAAGTAGTTCAAAAGAAAGAGTGGGTTTTGACCATTCAAGATAGGTGTGATAAGTGTAGCGCACAGGCTTATGTAAAGGTCACTGGAGTATCTGGAGAATTGCTATTTTGTAGTCATGATTACAATGACATAGTTAACGATCCTGTTGGATATAAAAAAATTATGGAATTTATGTACGAAGTTACCGATGAACGAGAAAAATTAGTAGAAAACAAACCAGTTGGGAGTGCAAGTTAATGTATGAGTATCGTGTAAAAAAGGTTACTAACGTGGTAGACGGAGACACTATAGATGTAGAAATTGATCTTGGTTTTAATGTCTCATTTAGTTCAAGAGTGAGGCTGGCTGGCATTGATACCCCAGAGTCACGCACAACAGATAAGGCTGAAAAAGTTCTTGGTTTAGAGGCAAAAGAATATTTAAAATCAAAAATAAAAGATGCTAAGTTGGTTGTAATAAAAACAGAAAAGCCAGACAGTTCAGAAAAATATGGAAGAATTTTAGGTTGGCTATATGTTGATGGAAATACAATCTCTATCAATGATCAGATGATTGAAGATGGTTACGCATGGGGATATTTAGGCGATACCAAAGTTAAAGATTTTAAAATATTGGCAAACAAAAGAGCAAAAAATGTCAAATAAAGAAGATCAAGTCATTGAAGATTTAATATTGGTAGGTGCTTTAGAAGTGATTGGTTTGGATTTAGATAGCGGAGAACCAGTATATAACTTTACAGAGCGCTTAAAAGAATTTAGCCCAGCCCTTCATGAGGAGATGAACAATTATTTTCATAGCGAGATGATGTTTTTATGGGAAAATGGGTTTGTAGAGATGGACGTAATGAAAGATGATCCAATGGTAAAACTAACTGCAAAGGCTTTTGATCAAACAGAACTATCAAAACTTGATAAAGATAAAAGATACACAATTAGGGAGTTAATTAGAGTTATTAGAAAAGAATCCTGATATAATTAGTCATGGGGATTATGGAATATTTAATTGGTTCTTTATCAACTTTTATACTATTGAGGCTAATGTCTATCAAAATGCTAAAAAATAAAAATAATAAGAAAATATCTTTATCTTATTGCCAAAGCCATATTTTTGAAATAGTAAAGCCTTTACTGCCACCAATTAAGAAACCAGAAATAACAACTCAATCCAGGGTATACGAAGCAAAATCTAGCGTAAAGGTTATAATAATGCAGGAGCAGGCTTTTTGGATTAAGGACAATGTGTTTTATACTGCCAATATGAACGAGGGATACGTTGATAAAGAAACCACTAGGAGAGTTGACACGATGGGTATGGATAAGGTAGAATTAGATAAGATGCTGTTTATAATGGATCAACTGAGAGACGGGAAAATCAATGATAGTGGGAGTTCAGGGAACTAGTAGTTTTAAAGACTACCAGATTTTTTTAAGAGCAATGGGAGTTGCTATGGTTTCCCTGCCAAAAGAAGATCCTTATTTTTATATTTATACTGCTGGTCCAGCGCAGATTAATTCTATGGTTTTAGAATTTGTTAATCTGTCAGAACGTGGACTTAAGTCTCGTGGTAAAAAGATTAAACTTTATAAAGTTGCACCAAGTTGGTTAATTGATAATATGGAGCAGGTAAACTATTTTGCCTTTATGTCTACTCCAAATGATCCACCATCTAAAGTAGTACAGCAAGCCCAACTCAAAAATATTGAAGTTGGAATCTTTAAATACTAACAGAAAGAATAAAAATGCAAATTAAATCATTAGAAAAAATGGAAGAAATTGTTAAAAAGAATAACAGTCTTTTCTGGGATGGATGGACAGTAGTAAGTTCTTACCCTTCTGATAAAGGAAGAACATCAAAATTTGGTGCATATGTAAAAAATAAATGGCACTTACAGCAAAGATTTAAGCCATCTAAAAATGGTTGGGATATACCAGATAAATTTGTAGGATAATATGCATAAGGATAAATGGAAAGATGATGCTGCTTGTTTAGATTATGATACAAATTTATTTTTTGATAAATACGAAGAAGATGAAAATTTAAGACCAGCAATTGACAAATTATGCTCTTCATGCCCAGTATCAACAACATGTTTTGCTGTTGGCGTATCTCAAAAAGAGTGGGGTGTTTGGGGCGGTATTTATTTAGAAAATGGTCAAATATCTAGAGAATTTAGTAAGCATAGGACAAAAGGCCAATGGGGTGAGACATGGCAATATCTCACTACGGAAAAATAAATGTATACAGATCAAATGAAAATGGCTTTTAGGTCTATTAGGCCACCAAAGAACTTTAAGGTTGCTATTATTGATCATGATCATTTTTTGACGGTTAAGGCTAAAGAATCTGACTTTATGAGTTTACTTGACGAAGATAAGAGAAGTGCGGTAGAATATATGGTAAGGGTCAAGAAAGCCTTGGAAGATAATGGGGCAATAGTGCTACTTGTAAGAGAAGGTGGAAAAGAACTATGATAAAAAAGTATATTTATGATAATTCATTTTTAACTGAACATGAAATGTATGATATTCAAAGACAAGTATATCCATTAAATTTTTTATTTTCTTTAAATAACAGTAAAAAAGAAGATATTGATGGTATTCGCATAATTAAAAGTCCCAGTTTGAATAGTAAAGGTTTTACCGAAGAAACTGTAATGTTTTATACTGGACATAAAGGCACTGCTAATGAAAAAGAAGTTAAAGAATTATCAACATTTCTTTTAGATAGATTTAGTCAAAAAAATAATTTTAAGGTAGATAGACTTTTTAGAACAAGATCTAATATAACTACAAAAAGATCTGAGTATAAGTGGGCATATCCACATGTAGATGAAATATCTAGACATTTTGTATTTTTATATTATGTAAATGACTCAGATGGAGATACAATTCTATATAATGAAATCTGTGATGCAAAAACTAACTATGAAAACAATCTAACAGAATTAGTCAGAATTAAGCCAAAAGCAGGTGCTGCTATTGTTTTTGATGGATCAAGATATCACTCCTTTACTAATCCTGTCTCTAATGATTTTAGATGTGTAATAAACATGAACTTTATGAGTAAAGATTTAGTGATAAATAACAATGACTGAAACACTAATATTCATATTATTCATTACTATGTTTATTTATTTAACCATAGACAATGTAAGAGTTAGATTAAAAAACAAAAAATTAGCCCTAAATGTTTTGCAAGAAAGAATAGATAAAAATATAATCATAGATAAGATAAGCAAAGATCTAGACAAAACCAAACCTATTGAGCAAACCGATGGATTTTTAAAATTTATATCTGAATCTAGGGATCTAGCATTTTCTTATATAGAAGAGGCTCAAACTGGTATTAGCAAATTTGTTAAAGGGGTTCAGCCAGAAATCGAATACTTTAGAGAGTTTGGATCACTGTCTGAGGGGCAACCCCTGCATGAATCAATGACAATAATATCAAAAGAGTATGAAGAACTAAGAAAACTTATCCCGTCCGATTATGGTAAAATAGACTAATGCTTAAAACAAAGAGCCAAGAAGAATTTTCGGCATATGATTATTTGGTATGTGAGATAGCAAAATGTGCTGGCACAGCAGAAAAAATCTTTATATCTAATAGTCAATATGTAGAGATATGTATTTATCACTATGATGAAATGAATATGCTATGAAAGAAATAACACTATCAATACTAACAGGTTTTGGATGTGGCGTAATCTTTGCTGCATTCAAATTGCCAGTTCCAGCACCACCAGTTTTTGCGGGAGTCGCAGGAATTATTGGTTTATGGATTGGCTTTAACACAATAACTAAAGTTCTATCCTAGGAGGAAGAATGAATCAATCAACAAAAGCACTACTAGCATCATACGGAAGATCTGTACTTGCTGGTGTAGCAACACTATACATGGCTGGAGTAACTGATCCAAAGGATCTAGCATACTCATTAATTGCCGCTTTAGCGCCCGTGGCGTTACGCTATGCAAATCCAAATGATAAAGCATTTGGACGTCTACCATCTGTAGAAGAAATTGCAAAAGCAGCAAAGAACGCTGTTGCAAAGAAGGCTCCTGCAAAGAAGCCTGCTGCTAAGAAGACAGCAAAGAAGTAAAGGATATACATGAGCAGGTCAGATAAAACTGGCCTGCTTGTAAAATTATGAAAAATATATTAGTAACAGGGGCAGAAGGTTTTATAGGAAGCCACCTAATAAAAGAATTAAAAAAGACTCATAATGTTATTACAACAGAAAAAACAGATATAACAAATATAAAGTTATTAGAAAAATACTTTAACGATATCGATACAGTTATCCACCTTGCAGCAATTTCTGAAAGAGGAGAGACTGAAAAGAATCCAGATCGTACTATGGAAGTAAATTTTATGGGAACTAAAAACCTGCTAAAACTTTCACATAAAAAAGATGTTAAAAGATTTATTTTTATATCATCTTCTGCAATATATCTTAATAGTAATGTATACGGTAAAAGCAAAACTGCTGCAGAAAAAGTATGTGTTGACTATGCTAATCAGGTCAACCTTGATACATTAATCCTCAGGCCGTCAAATGTATACGACTTAAAAAAGCCTAAGGGTGTTATTGGAAAGTTTTATAGCAAGGCTATCAATAATCATCCAATTACAATTAATGGGGATGGCAGTCAAAAGTTTGACTTTATTCATGTAAGCGACCTAGTAACTTTAATATGTAAAGCAGTTAACTCAGACAATAGGTTTTTAGGCAAGGCATTTGATGTTGGTTCTGGTCAGCAACATACCGTTTTACAGATTGCTAAGGCTATATCTAATAAGATAGAGTTTGATGGCTATAGGTTTGAACATAAGCCAATAGTTTTAGATATAGAAAAAACAGAGAATGAGTTTTCCTGGAGTGCAAAAAAAGACCTTTTGGAATTAATCAAATCCCATAAATTATGATATAATATATATACCTGCCCAATAGGGGGGTAATTAATTTATTCGCTTGAAGGAGGAATAAAATGGTAAGTACATTCGCTATGGATCTATTCAATGATCCATTTTTTATTGGCTTCAACAAAGAGTTGAATCGCCTAAATAGTGCATATAGAACAAACTCACAATCATATCCACCATACAATATTGTAAAACTAGATGAAGATTCATATCTAGTCTCTATTGCTGTGGCTGGATTTTCTAAAGATGATATAGAAATTACTTTAGACGATAGAACCTTATTTGTTAAGGGTGAGTTAGAAGATCAAACTGATGGAAGAAAGAAGTATCCAGAGATAGTTCATAATGGAATCGCTACTCGTAAATTCTCAAGATCTTTTGCGCTTGGAGAATATATGGAAATCACCAGTGCTGATCTAAAGGACGGTATGTTAAAGATTCAAATTGATCGTATTGTTCCTGAAGAAAAAAAACCTAAAACAATTAAAATCAAGTAGTACAATATATATGTCGGGGGAGACAGCGACATTAAATATCTGGCATGCCTCACACAAGGCCTTAGAGATGGATTAGTTACCCATTTATATGCCTGGCCATCGTGCCCGAATTCCTTGTGTGGGGCTCTTAATATTTGGCGGTATAATATTATTAATGACTGACAAAGAGTTGGCCCATTATAATAAGCAAATGTTTAAAAAACAACTTGCTGATATAAAAGAGTCATCTGGCTGTGTAGACTGTGGAATCAATAATCATATAGTCTTGGATTTTGATCATCTACGTGATAAAAAATATAATGTATCCAGAATGATCCACGATGGATTTTCTTGGAAGGCTATCAAAAAAGAGATAGAAAAGTGTGAAGTGGTTTGTGCTAACTGTCACAGGATAAGAACTCATAACAGGCTTACGGCTTAAAGTCATGCTATAATAATTATATGATAAACGAAGGCGATTTTGTTATGGGGTCAACATCTGAGGGAGTAGTCCACGGTGTTGTAGAGCATATTATGATTGAAGGCGGAACCCTTGGAACTCCTGGATCAGAATACGCTTTAGTTTCTATGCCACCAGATAATCCAGCAATGTCAGTTAGAATTTACGAAGAAGAAGACGGTACGTGGGAGCCAACAGCATATAGTATTGGTATGATGTATAAAGATGCTCAGGTTATTGATATAAACAATCATTCAATGGAAACAAAAGAATCAGAAATGAATTCTCCAGAATATCTGCAATCAAAAGCATATGAGGGATGTGGCTGTGCAACATGTAAAGAATTAAATGTAAACTGTGAAAATTGTCCAGTTTGCCAAGCAAATGAAATGAAATCAGATTGTTGTCCAGATGAATTAGAAAAACAAGCACCATGTTGGGATGGATATGTACAACGTGGAATGAAACCAGGTAAAAATGGCAAGCCAGTTCCTAACTGTGTACCTGCAGCAAAAGCAGATGATTTGTTTGAAGACGAAGATGATGTGGTTTATGATACAGATTCAGTATCAAAGGCTGAAGGATATTCACCACCAGCAGGTGCAAGAGCAGCAGCACGTAGAGCAATTAAATTTAAAGAAGATGGTAAGGCAAATGGTGCAGGTACAGTAGTAGGCTGGACTCGTGCAGGACAACTTGCAAGAGGCGAAACATTATCACTTAGCACAGTAAAAAGAATGTACTCTTATTTCTCTCGTCATGAGGTCGATAAGAAGGGTAAGGATTGGGGAAATCAAGCCAATCCATCAAATGGTTACATTATGTGGTTAGCATGGGGTGGAGATGCAGGATTTTCTTGGTCTCGTAGAATAGTCAATGCTGAAAAAGATAAAGCATTGTTTGCTGATTTTGGTAAGCAAGTATCTAATAAGTCAAAAAGTTTAGATACAATTTTTAGAGGTTAGTCGGTGGGATCTATAATTAAGAAGCGCCGTAAACGTATGGCGAAGAAAAAGCATAAGAAGCGTCTAAAGAAATCACGTTGGGCTAGACGTAATAAATGAAAAAACTTTTACACTTTACTGCATCTTGGTGTGCTCCATGTAAGGCAATGCAACCAACGATTGATACATTTGTTGGTTTAAATAGTGACATTGAGTATGTTAAATTAGATGTAGATCTCCCAGAAAATAAGTCTTTGATTCAAGAACACTCAGTTGTTGGAGTTCCAACTTTAATATCAATAGTTAATGATAAGGTTTTGTCTAGACAAACTGGCGCATCTACAAAAGAAAAAATAGAAAAACTATTTTTTTAAAAATTCTCTAAATGCTTCCATAATTTCTATAGTATATTTGTCATAATCCATTTCAATTATAGTATTATCACTATCTATCTTATGTATCTTAATTTCCTTACCAATATTAAATAGTATTTCTTTTAGTCTTTCTTCAAGATTAGCATTCATGATAGGCCTTTACTTTATAGTTTATGAATATATTATTATACCCTTTTTCTTGAAAATTTTGACACAATACTACCATCTCGCAGTCTGGTTCTTTTGTCACGGTATTTATCCAGTGATGCCTAACACCCTCTTGAAAAGGCTTAGCCCTATATAAACAAAGACCGTTAGAGGTTGAATAGTACCGTCCGTAATGTTTTTTCTTATGGTTATCCTCAATTTCAGAACGATCTTTAATATAATTTGCAGATGTTCTTGTTGCCCACCAATCATAATGTGTTCCATTTTTTCTTATAGAAATTGCAGATACTATATCAAAGTCAGGCTCTTGGTCTTTAAATGATAATAGTTCTCCAACTTCTGATACCTTAAACCGAATATCTCCCTCAACCATCAAAACATAATCCACTATTGGCAAAAAAGTATTAGACTCTAACGCTTTATTTCTTGCAGCAGATAAATTTTTAACTCTCTCTTCGTCTTTAGTTGAAGTAAAATATTCTGTATTAATATTTTCAGATACTATCGAGACCCCTTTAAAAAATGACCAATCTTTATTTAATATCTTATGCTTTGTTTTGTCAGTAGAGTCATTTTCATATATAGATAAATAAAAATCATATTGAGGATAAGACTGAACTAATTTATTTAACTGAGAATAAAAAGTTTCTATGTATTTTGCCCTATTGCGTATAATAGAATAGACAAGAACCTTTTCTTTGTTTTTTATTTCTGTATCAATATCTTTTAGAATTGTAGGCTCTTTAATTAATTTTGATATACTGGATACATAGTTGGACTTAATCTTTTCCCAATCGTAGTTCTTTCCAGTTTTATGACTATTCTTAGAAATTTCTAAATGGTATTTTGTATCTTCAAGTTTTTGTATTGCAAGTTGAAGGGCTTTGGTATCTTCAGCAATTAGCATAGATCCATCTATTTCATTTTCTTCAAATCCCCTTGCGCCAAATCTAGATGTTACTATTGGTATCCCATATCCTAACGCCTTCATCATTTTTAAATGTGTTCCTGACCCAGACCTCATTGGATTAATAAAAGCAAAACATTTAAGAAATAAACTATCAAGTTCTTCATCAGATACATGTCCTAGTATTTTGATATTTGACGGGGCTAGACTTTTATTTATACTTTTACCAGCATTACCAACTACTAAAAAGTTATAATCTGGAATTATCTTAGCAAGCGGTATTAGTTCTTTTGCTGCTACTACATTTGGTAAATGTCCACTACCGACAAACAATATATCTTTAGAGTTTGACCTTACCTCATAATCTATATTCTCACGATATTTTGTACCATTTGGAACATACTCACCATCAACATCTAATCCATAGTATTTTATTAAATTTTTAAAGTCTTCCCTTGAGCAATAGGTTGTCAAAACAGATTTAGATATGGCGATGTATTCCATGTCAGAAAGTATTTTAATTGCGTGTTCGTTTTCTGGATATAACTGTTTTGCCATAGTAATTTCAGAGTTATGAGAGTTATAGACTATCGGAACGTTATCTATATTTTCAATAAATGGCGTTGCTGAAAAATGATCTAAGATTATTAAATCTGCTTGTTTTGATAACATTTTAACATTACGATTAAACTCTTTTAGTTCTGGCTGTAAAACTTTAATAGCCAAGTCATAGTTATTCTTTAATTGATCAAGTATTAATCTCTTGTATTTTCTATAAACTGCATATTCAGTTCCTGGCTCGATGTGATATATATTTTTAGAAATTTGTTTTTCAAAACCCTGGGTATTCCAAGAAAATGATAATACTGTAACCGAATGACCAGCCTCACCTAAGGCCTCTATTAATGTTGCAGTTCTTTCCTTACCACCACTATCTTTTGACCAGTCTTTTAGGTTTGCAGTAATAACTAAGATATTTGACATAAATCACCATTAACCCATATCTGATCTTCAATATCTTCTCCCCATTGATACTGCCTTCCAATTAATTTAAAGCCATGACTCCTCATGATATTTGCAATTTCAATACTATTTCTATGAGTAGCATGCGTTGACCATTTTTCTGTTTCAAGATGGAACATCTTTACATTTTTAATATATCTATGCATTCCACAAAGTAGTTGATAGGTAAATCCTTCAATATCAACCTTAACTATATCAAATATAGTTTTAGATAGATTATTATTTTCAATTAAATCATTCATTGTGATAACTGGTATCCTAATAATTTTATGTGGGTATTCAGGTCTTTCAAACTTATTATTATAGATAGATGAAGATCCTACGTAATCTTTATCATCTGAAACTATTTCATAAAATTCTGTTTCACCAGAAAAATCTGATATAGCAGTTTCAAATATTATAAAGTCTGGATACTTTTCTTTAGTTGCCTTGGCTGCCTCAGATCTAGCCTCAACTGCATATACATTTTTTACATTGAGCATTTGCTTTAAAAAGTGGGCATCATCACCATCTCTAGTTCCAATATCAAAAATATTTTCTGCGGTATCACCAAAATAAATTTTATAATAAGACACCAGTGGTTCGAGCCAATTACTAGACAAGTAAGTCCCTTTCGATTTATCTATCAATTATACCAGCATGATATACTTAATAATATGGATATTGTTTATGTGTGTAGGCCAGGGGACAACGAAGAACTCAGGTACTCAATAAGGTCAGTAGTCAAAAATATACCATACGATAATATCTGGCTTGTAGGTAATAAGCCTAAATGGTATACTGGAAAGTTTTTATCAGTTCCAGACAAAAGCAGTCGATATGAGAATATAAGAAATGCAATTGAATCAGTTAGTATTAATAGTGATATATCAGAAGATTTTGTTTTAATGAATGACGATTTCTTTAT